ATGGAACGTGCGTTTCAAAACAGATGCGAGCCCAGAGCGGCGAAGCCGTTTAAAATCCTGAAAAAACGTTCAACCACCAGTGTCGCAAGCTATCAAGTCAGTCCGCATACAGCAAGAATCTTCAAAGAAAACGAACGGCTGATTGACGAGTATAAACGAAAAAAAGCATGATCACACTAAAAGGACAAGGGAAAACAGCTCTTGTCCTTATTCCTTTTCTTAAAGGGTGACATATAATAAATACAAACAGAGGATAATGTCAGGTGATACAGTGAAAAAATTGGTGAGGCGTGTGAAGTTTGTTGATTACGGAAGGTTTGGGCTTTCCGGGTACTCGCTTCGGGTGAGGGAGCGCAGTGCTGGAATTATAAAAAAGTTGAAGAAGAAAAAATAAATCCCGGAGCGGCTCCGGGATTTTTATGGTCTTTGATCAGCTTAATTGCGCTGCGATCTTCTCTTTCGTCGCAGGCCCGTAGATACCGTCAGCAGTTAGACCGTTAACAGACTGAAAACGGGCAACTGCGTCAGCTGTTTTCGGTCCGTAAACGCCGTCAATTCCGTTGTTAACAGCGCCTTTATCAGGGTAAAAATACAGAGCCGCAAGTGCTCGTTGCACCTGAAAGACGTGTTCTCCTGATGTATAAGGTGTTGTCAATTGAATGATACCATCAGGGAGCGGATAGAGCTCGGGTTTTTCAGCAGCCGATGGAGCACTTACAATTAATACTTGACCAACGCGAATAAGATTCGGGTCTTCGATATTGTTCCACTCTTGCAGCTGAGCAACCGTAACACCAAATGCTCTCGCTATAGATGTAAGTGTGTCGCCCTGTTTCACGACGTAAGTTTGGCTGCCGCCTCCCCCAATTCCTGCTTTGAACGAATCCCACGTATCTAACAATTTTCGCGGACATTCCTTCCCTGACCAATACTTATGAGGGACGACATTGGCGAGACTGATATTATGTTCAGCCATTAATGTTTTGATGAGCCACTGGGCATTTGCTGTTGCTTTTGCAAAATCGCCATCGGCATTTTCGCAAATTTCAATTCCAATAGAAGCCCGGTTGCCGCTGCCATTTCCGTCTCCCGCATGCCAGCCGTTTTCATTTAAAGGCAGATGCTGATAAATTTCTGTATCATCAACTGTAAAATGCCAGCTTGTCGTCGTATCAGGATTTTTCAAATAGCGGGCATGCGCTGCAGCATCTGCTCCTACTGCGGTATTCGCTGTATTGTGCACCGTAATGTAAAGCGGCGTCATTGCGTAGCCTGGACGGTTATTTGCGCCAACCGGAATAAAGTCTTGAATAATGTTAACCATTTTCATCTCTCCTTATTTCGTCAGATTATTGTCCCTTAACAAGTCGCGCTGTTTTTTCCCTTTTTCTGTTACATAGTTGTTTTTAAACCAAGCGGCAAGTGTCGTTCCAATTGTAAATGTGATGGAACCGGCTGAATAAAGAGCGTCAGCGAGCTGATTGACCTGCTCCTCCTGAATGTCCAATGGTGATTTGCCGAGCATCAGCATGGTCTGGTTGATTAAAGCAATTAAAAGAAGCACCGTCCTGATGACCGTGCCCTTGTCAAACGTGTTCATGAAAATCCCCCTTTAATGCTGCAGCAGGCTGTACATAATGGCGATGGCTCCGCCAATGATGCCTGTAGACACTGCCGTAATGATGGCACCTGTGATGGTGCGTTTAATCCACGTGGTGTTTTCTTCAATTTTGTTTAATTTTTCGTTCAGCGTCATGATTTGCTGGTCTTGCCGGTCAGACACGCGTTCTAATGCGGAAACCCTCTGCTCAAGTGCTTTGTGCTCGCCTTTTATGTCTGCTAAGTCCTGCTGAAACACATTCACATCTGCCTCTTGCTGCATTATTCACTCCTCCTTCACATGCAGATCACCTCCCTTCCGAGGGCCGAGACTGTTATGAAACCGCGGTCCCTTTTACCGAAAGAGTACCGCCGGTGATACTGATAATCTCCATGATGATCTCCTTAAACCCTTTAATATCAAAGGCCCATGCCTCAGCTTTTCCTAATGTACTGGAGGCAGTGGTAACATCATCAGTTTTCACGCCTCTGATCGGCAGTTTCTGTCCTGACACCGATTTGCCCCAAAATTTGACTTCGCTCATTTCTGCTGTGCCGTAGACTTCAACGAGTAAATGCGCGGCACCGTCAACAGGTAAAGCAGCCCCCTCGCCGGCGGACTCTGCATTTTCATGAAAGACAAAGTCAAATGTTTTGCGAGCCTCGACTTTCAGCCGTCCATCGTGTGTTTGATTCTCCGCAAAGTCAATCTGTAAAGGCATTTTTCCATTGACACGCACATCCATCTCACCCGCACCGACTGATTGGTATAATACAAACTCAGATTGCTGAAGATTCCCGTTCACATAGCGGAAACGGTAATAGCGTTTAGAAAGATATACCCAGTCCGTCGCTGTCAGGACACCTGCTGCGACATTAACTGCTGCTGTCGTTGTCCAAACATTGTTATTGTCACTTTCTTCTATAAAGAGCGTACCTTCACGATCTGCATACGCCCAGCCCTTCACTTTCGAAATCAGAACTGCGCCAAGCCTGTCCTGCCCGAGCTGACTGTATGCCTCAGTAGCCTTTAAAGCAGCATTTGTTAAAATCTCCGCTACGCCTGACAAATTCGAAACAGGTGTCACAAAATCATTTTTCCCTCCTCGATAGGGCTTTACAGCGCCGGCTTTTCCAGCCTTATCGAGAGGAAATTCATATTGATACTTCACCATCTTCATCCTCCTTTGATCTAAAAACAGGCAAAATAAAAAAGCCTTACATGGCTTTACCGGTAATTTCTTTATACTGGTCAGCTGTGATCAGCTTTTTGTTCACACCCTCTGCCAGATCCTCAATTGAACAGTCTTTATATGCTAATGCTTGTTTTACCATATCTGCTGTCGCCCACTCATAATAAAGGGCTAGCACCCAATAATTCATTCGGCAAGATCTCCTTTCAAGGAAAGTAATGATAGCTTTATATCTGACAACTCGTTCCCTAATGTTTTGTTCAGTTCTTCAAGCTGCTTGCGTGCCAGCTTTTCTTGTGACAATTCTTGAGCGAGAAGCTCCACCTGATCAGGCGGCTCGTACGGCGGATTTTTTTGCAGCTCTTCCCACCAGGTTTCGAGTTCTTTTTGTGTTGGGATTGGGGCGCGCAGGTTCCATTCAGCTATATAAGACCCTTCCCCGTCATTCTGAACGATAAAATCTTTTGTTGGATCTGCATTGGGGTATTTATACATGATTGCTTCTGCGATCATCGTTTTTCCTCCTATACTTATACTGTAGGATAGTTAAGCCCTCCAAGTTCTTGAATGTCTATATAGTTGTATGCCTCGTTATAATCGGATACACCTCTTCTATCATCACCGCTATAATTGCAATAGCAATAGATTTCTATATAATCACCTTTGTTCATAGGAACGGTTACAGTACCATTTAAGTCAAGGTTCATTTCACTTTCCTTATCATTAAAGTCCCCCCTCAAATGGTCAATTGGTTTATACAATGATCCATTTAGATAGAGTTTCAGATGAAAATTGATGTAAGCCGGTGTATTTATCATATACAGCCCCACTCCTACTAAAAACATTCCATCATTAGGAGCAACGAATCTACTATTTTTTGTATCAAATGCATTGTGACTATCTTTTCTTTTGCGGTTAAATTGAATTTTTGTGTGGGCTTTTTTATCCAAATACTGTATGCCTGTAGTTCCTATATTTGCATGAGCAAATCCAGAAATTTTATGCCAAGCTGTCCAGCCTGACCCACTCCACCAATGCCTTATCCATGTACCAGTACTATCAATGTAACTGCCAGATTCATTTCCAGTGCCATAAAAATATTGAACAAATCTAAAATCACTGTGTTTCTCATTTTTCACGAAGCCGTAACGAAGCGGGTAACCGGTATTATTTCCTTGACCAATATCTATTAAAGTTAATCCCTGAGGATACTCATCCCCTCCAGTTCTAGCATCTGTTATTGCATCAGAGCCTGAAAGTTTGGTTAATTTTTGATTTGTATAATTTGTATCTACATAGGTTTTAGCATCAGCTAAAGCTTTGTCTGCTTTTGCCTGTGCTCCTTGTGAATTTTCAATCTCCATCCACGGAGTCCATTCTTCTGAATCTTGCTTTTTATTCCGGATAAATTTTCTTCTATTGTCTGGAATAGAAGCTGTTTCTCCCGAATAAGTAGTAAATTCTTGATACGGATAGGTACCAACATTATATACAAGCAAATACCCATTTCTATTAATAGGAGCATTTAATTCAGTCGTAGAAGAATAAATATAATAAAATCCTGTTTTAATTATATTATTTAAATCTTCATTGTAGAATTTTCCCAACGTTCCATCATCTTGAGTCAATTTGAAAATCTGACTGTTATTCCACTTAGTTTTATCGTTCTGCGTGACATGGATTTCCGTGTTATTAGAATGACTGTCCGTATAAAGCTTTGCTGTATTTAAAACAGTTTCTAGTTCATCTGATGAAGGGATCGTAATAAACTCAGTCCAGCCTGTGCTATCATACCAGTGACGAATAAATATTTTCTTTTGACCTGCGTTTCCGGCATAAAAGAAAAACTGTGCAAATCGATATATGCTCGATTTTATATTCAGCACTTCACCAAATTCATGGGGATAACCTGTTGACCCTTGGAGAATACTGACGGTGGTAATACCGATTGGATAATTGTTACCTGAATATGTTGCATCTTGATACAGTGACTCATCAGCAATTTTATTGATATTTTCACTTTTTAATTCTTCTGAAGTAATCAGCCGCTTCCATCCTCTGAACTCACCGTCAGTATGAACCATTCCGATCCACATGGTCACTTCATAGCTTTGGTAAGCAACAATTGTTTTTCTGCTGCTCTCCCCCTCTATGACATCATAGTTATACCAAGCATTATCTCCTTCAACTGGGTTGTTTACTATATTTTTACCTAATGCATAATAAAAACCGGTTGATAATGATAGAATATCTGTCCCATCAGGTACCCTAGTTCTTCTACCATTATCTTTGGTCAATTTTTTGAGTTGAGCACCATTCCATTTCACACGTTCATCATTAGTGATATGAATGTTGCTATTACCAATATGTTTGTCTATATAATTTTTAGCATTTTCCTCAGCCTGTTCAGACTTACTCTTAGATCCTGCTTCTGTCTCGAATGATACCCATTCGGACCACACTCCGCTCGTTAATGTTTTTCTCCAAATTCCCCCGTCATTTGTCATAGCAATCGCTTCCCCGTCGTTTTCGGAAAAGTATAAATAAATGCCTTTCGTTGATTGTGGAGGTGTATTCACTCCTGTATTTTCTGTGTGAAAAGTAAATGACTTCCTTTGCTCAGCAGCTGCTTTGTTAAAATCTTGTCCATTGTCTATGTTGATAAAGACTGAGCCATCATCTTTTGTAATCTTCGATAACTGACCCCCATTCCATTTCTCTCGCTCTTCCTCTGTAACATGCCGCACCTGATCTTGCTCATGCTTGTCAAAATCCTTCTTCGCCGCCTGCTGCACATTATCCACATTCCCCAGCCCGATTTGCGCCTTTGTTGTGTTGTGGGGGTTGTTCATGTCGTTTTTGTGGGCAGCCAGGTCGGTGTGGGCGTCTTTTATTCCTTTTTCCCAGCGGTTGACGTCATCTTCGTTGATTGGGTCGTCCGGAAGCCAGTCTGTTTTTTCTTCGTATGCCATGTTTACACCACCTCAAAAGTAAATCTGAAATCGAGTGTTCTGTTTTCGCTGACGTCCAGGTCAGTCTTTCTCTCTGTGATCACATTGCCCAGCTCGTCAAAAATTTGTACCGTTTCAATATGCTTGATGTCTTCCTCACGTTTTGTCAGAACGGTGACTGTCGCACCGTCAATGGCGAGCTCTACTATTTCTGTTTTTTGGCCGTTGAGCAGCACGTGATCGATTCTGCTTTTTAGATCAGCCGCTGTGCGTTCTCTGTATATGGTTGAAATCAAGTTAAAACCACCTCATTGTTGTTAAGAGTGACAGAATAACCGACCTTGAGCTCACTGGCTGTTCGGTATCTGCGGTGATTCAGGATGACTGTATCTTTGATTCGCAGCGTCTCATTCAATCCGCCTCTGAGCGTATACGCCAAATGAGCGGGTTTCATGTTTTCTATCGCTTCGATCAGCTCATTCATGTGCTGGAGGTCATCAACATTGATATCGACGTTAAATCGGTATTCGCCGGGAAGCAGGCGGACCTGTGCAGACGGGTTTTTCAAGAAACGGTTTACCGCCTGCTCAATGGCCCTGTATGTGATTGGCGGGATGTTCGACATTTTGGAAATGAGCCGCAATCGTCTGATCTCATCAGTGTCGCCTGATTCCCGCGGGACGTTTAAAATTTTTTCCCAGCGGCTGAGCCCCCAAGTCGCCGTCGGTACGAATAACTGATCCGTCAGATCAAATATGCTGTCATTTTGTTTATCAAACTCAGGCGCTTCCGCTTTCAGCAGCTCGGCCATTTCTTTAAGGCTGGTGAGAAACGGCGGCAGATAAGCTCGCATGTCATCTTGTTTGCTCAATGATCTTCACCTGCCCAAGCTTAGGAATTTCCACGTCGCTCAGCACCAGATTTTCAGACGTGCCGTTGATTTGAATATTGGAGTAGTCACTGACTGATGGTGAATTATAGACGATATTGTTAATTTGAGAAAGGCGGATAACGTTGTCTTCAAACGCCATTTTTTTAAAGAGGTTTAAAACGCCTTCCTCAATTTCCGACTTCACTTCATCAATTGAGTGATTGATCTCAGGCAGCACTTCGGCAGAAATCTCAACTTCCTTCCAGACCGCGCTTTCCACCGTGACAACGGCTCCGATTGGCGCCTGTCCCTCTCCCTGTCCTGGTTCAGGGTCGATATAATCTTTCACTTTTTGAATTAAAATAGGAGAAGCGGGCTCAAGATTCGCATTGGTGACGACAATTTTGACCGTGCCTTCACCGTTCCAAAGCGGGAAGATCTTTGCCTTTCCCACACCGTCCACTTCCTCAGCCCACTCTTTATAATGCATTTTATTGGCACTGACGGCCTCACGCCGAACCCTTGTAAAATACCGTTCTCGCAAGCTGTCATCTCCCTCTTCCTCGCGCCCCGGAATCAGGATTTCTTTGACAATGGCCGTTTCTAAACCGGGAATGGTATCCAATGACAGTAAATTGCGTCCGGTCAGATTGGCGTTTCCCGCTTCACCAGGTGTTTCACAGATGAGCGTCCCGTCTGCCGTATATTGAAAATAAAGATTATCCACGTAAAAGCGGGAGCCGACAGGAATAGTAACTCCAGATGTAAACTCTCCCGCTCTGACCGCCTTTGTCGCGGCTGTCCGTTCAATTCCCGCTTCCGCTGCACGCCTGTCTAAAAATTCGCCTTGTGCGGTATCAGAAAAAACTAGCTCAAGCACAGTATCCAGCCATATATAAGACTTCGCAAGCTCGGCCGCCGCCGGGGCTAACGCATTATAAATGACGCTCTCTTCTCTTGTGTCAATATCTGCGGAAATGCTGTTCAACATTCGCTCCATAATATTTTCAAAGGTCTGATCTTCAAACATGTTCGCCAATCACCTCCTCAATCTCAAGCGTCCCTTCATCCGTCTCCACCACAAAGGACACATGAAACGCATCGCCTTGTTTTTCAATCTCAAAATCTGTTACAGCCGATATCCGGTCATCATAAACCAGCGCCTCTTCTATCAGCCTCGGGATCTCCATCTTTTTATACGCATCAGTCGTCTCATGATCTGTCAGCACGTCCTGAAGCTCATTTCCGACATTATGGCTGTATACGGAATACGCGTAGCGTTCTGTCTGTAAGGCGATATAGACGAATTGCCTGATCGCTTCAAGCCCGGTAATCAGCTCATTCGTAATTCTTCCGTTTTCAAAATCTATTTTGTACGTTTGCGAGGTTTCAATGACTTCGCTCTCAACTTCAATATCTTCAAACTCCACTTCTGGTGTCAGGGCCATGTTGCCCACTCCTTTTACATGCTAAATAAAAACCCCTTCGTACTGAAGCGGTTTTGTCTATACCTTATCTAAAATAAAAAACGATTGCCCGCCAGTCAGAGCCGCGGTCATGAGGCGATCCCCCGGCTCGAGTGCATCGTCTCCTCCGGACTGCATTCGTTTTGGGATAATGATGGCGTCTTCCGGTATGATCAGTTTGCTGTTTTCTTTTAATTTGATTTCCACAGGAGAAACCGAAACGACTTCAGCCGGGAGCAGTTCCACCGGAGACTCAGCGTCAACTGCGCCGACTGCCAAATGTTTTATAGCCTCACTTAATCTCATCAGGAAACTCCTTCCGGCATCGTATTCTTTTCGACAACATCGATCGTCATCGTATGTTTCGTTCCTTTAAATTCATGCCGGTCCGTATCTACCCAATAGGTTTTCTTGATGCCGGCCTCCGGAATCGAAATATAGACAGGCAAGCCGCTCTGCACTTCTGGGATGCCCACTGCCTGAATATTTTTCAGTTCTTTTTTCACGCCCTTTTTTTCAGCAAGGCGTACATCTGCCCGCTGCTGAAGCTGTGCCTGGTTGATGTCATCTGTGACCGTTTCCGTATATTGAAGCACACCGTATTTATTTAAGCCTGAACTGTCCTTGGCAGAGGCTTTATATGTCTTATTGTCCTTCTGCCGGCGAAGCACCACCCGAGTAGCAGTGTCGTTTATAGAAGTGCTGTATTGGTAGCCCGTGATATTGACGCCCGTTTCAAGCACCCATACCTCTGACGGATCTGGCCAAGCGCGCAGGCCGAGCTTTCCTTTTTCCGAATACAGCTGGTAATGTCGTCCTGTCTGGCTTTTCGTCTGTTTCAGCGCTTTTAATATGATGTCATACAATGTCGTATCATTTTTAATGACAAGACTTTTGATCGTATGGCCTGTGTTTGCGATCGAGGTTGTCGGTATCTGGAAGTCACTCGCAATCCTTCTGATGATCTGGTCGGCCCGCTGATTGGAAAACACGTACATATCCTGGTTTTTGACCAGGTACTGCAGCATGTCATAAGCGCTGAAGGCAAGCGTATGCTCGTCCGGGGTTCTTGCAAAAACAATGCCCCGAAACAGCTCTTTTCCCTTCCATTTAAACAAGACCGTATCTCCTTCTGAGACACTGTAATACGTCTGGTCGCCCTGCTTGGTGACGATGGTCGCTTCAATGGAACGCGGCGCCTGATAACGATGGCCTTCAAGCGATACGCTTTCTGCAACCAGCTCAAGCCACTCTGTGTCTTTAATGACGAACAGTTCTATCATCATACATCACCTGTTTCATTGCGGTATCTTTAATTTTTGGCCGGGAAAAATCCAGTGGCCCGGCTGCCTGATGTTCCGTTTGCTTCGTTTGATCATTGCTGTTTTATTGGCATTCCAAATTTTGCGCCATTGGGTGCTGTTCCCGTAAAATCTGCCTGCAATGTCCCATAGCGTGTCTCCCTTTTTCACTGTGTACGTCTTCGGCGCAGCCTTCGACGGACGTTTTGCCTTTGTTTTTTTCTTCTGCTTGATTTTCCGCGGGGAAGCGGTTTTGTATTCTTTTAATTGAATATCAAAGGAACGATCACCTATATCCTGCTGGCCTTCGCTATAGGAAAAACCTTCAATACTGCATGTTAAATTCACTTTAGTTCCCGTAATCAAAAACTGAACCGGTTTTTTGGCCTTCATCCATTTTTCAATTTTTGTTATCGCATTTTCCGGCGACGGGAAGTTTTGATATTCTGCTATCGGACTGTATTTCTTCGGAAAAAAAGAAGAGAACGAAATTTCTTTCGCTCCCTGCTCGTCAATAAATGTAAGGTCACCGAACTTGGCTACTTTAACCGTCTCATTCTGAACTGTATTTGAAATACTCAGCTGGTCGGGAAGAACGGGGAGCCGCAGCTTGTCCTTCCCTTGTGAAATCCAAAATTCATATACGGATTTAGTCAAATGCAACGACTCCCTTCGTTCCAATATTGATATCCTTTTGCAGTTCATCTATAAGCGCCTGCTTGATCTTCGCCGCTAGGCTTTCGGCGTCTTGTCCATTATGGAAGTGCTGGTCACCGTTAAATTGAATATAAATCTCTTTTGATCCAGAAACCGCTGCAGTCGGCCGGCTAGCCGAGGTAACAGCTGAAACTTGTCCTGAAGAAAGCTCAGACTGCTGGGATTGAGACGGATCTGTCACTTCCATACCAAGAGCCTGTGCCGCTCTCTGAAGAAGGTAGCGACCGCGGATGCCCCGTTCCTCTGGGATGATCCATTCCCGCTTGTTTCCTTCACCGACACGGGCAATTTGTTCTTTCGTGATCAGCCCGCCGTTTGCATAACCGACATAAGGACCGCCACGTTTCAGGCTTTTAATGCCAGGTACATTATCAATTGAGCCGTATCTGCTTTTGATATAGCCGATCGCGGCAGCAGCGTTGTGAATCGGATTTCTAATGTTACCCATGCCCGGTGCTTTATGAGCATTAAATGTGGTTGGAACTGTCTGCATGAGTCCTTGTGATGGATTTCCCGCCTTCGCGTTGCTATCCCACAGGTTAATAGAGTTCGGGTTGCCCCCTGATTCATACTGTGCAATCGTCATTAATCCCGAGAGCCAGCTCAATGGTGTCTTTGTGGCCATTATTGCTGCCATAAGCCACTGTTTCACATTTCCCCCTACTGCACCCATTCCGGAATAAGCAGCTGCCAATGAACCGGCTTGTTTTTCTGCGTATTTTTTCACATCGACAGAATCCAGTCCTTTTACAACACCGACAGAGGCAAAACGCCCCAAGCTCATCATGACTCGAGAAGGTGAATGGATATCTAATTCTTCACGGAAAGCCTGCTCCACTCTCTTGGCCATATCCTTTGCTGCTTGTTTTACTTCACTGGATTTAGAATTCATGCCTGTCACAAAGTTTCCAATCAAACCGGAGCCCCAGCTGTTCGATGTGTCTTTTGAACGCAGGAACGGTTTGTCAACATGTGTACTCACATACTGTGCAGTCCCTGTTTGGGTTGAATTTTGTCCTTGCGCAAAGCCTTTGACCGTTCCTGTGCCCCATGAAGACGATTTGCTCACAGTGGCTTGGAACGGCGTTTTAACTTTTGATTGCAAAAAGCCGTCCGTTCCGGTTGCTGTACCGTTTTGGCCCTTGGCATACCCGCTTACCATTTGTTTACCGTAATTTGGTGAAGCAGAAATCATTTGTGTAAATGGCGTATTGATGTTTTTCTTTTTCCAGTCTTCCATTTTGACCGGCTGATCGCTGATGCCTTTACCAAAGCCTTCTGAAAATTGCTGTCCGAGTGTGGACGCTTGGCCTGTAAGATTTGCAGTGTTCATTGCTGGGGAGGCTGAGCCTGATAGAGGACTGACAGCTGCTCCTCCTGAAACAGATGCTGGACTTCCGCCAGAAGACGAAGCTGCTCCCATGTCGTCTACAACTTGCATACCCAGCTTAGACGCCGCTTGTGAAAGAAGCATCTTCCCCCGGCCTCGGTTGTTATCAACCGGGATAACGAATTCCTTGCCGGCTTCACCGATCCACGAGATGGTTGGTTTGGTGATGTAGCCGCCTGTGGCATTTTTATCCGGATCCTTACCTTTATTCGGATCACCGCCGCCGGTTACAAAATTAATTACTTTACTAGCTACGCCGCCAGCTTTATCCCAGATTTGCTTCACCCAGCCGAACGCTTTAGAAAAAGCATCTGAAATCGCTTCTCCCACCTTTGTAAGAGGTTCTTGAATATTCTTTTTAAACCAGCCGCTCAGGCCTTTCCAAATGTTCTTAACGGTGTCTATCGCTTTTTTGAAAGCATCTGAGATTCCCTTACCTACATCTGAGACTGTATTTTTGACCGGGTTCCAAACTGTATCCATGAACCATCCCGATACCGTACTGAAAACACTCTTAATCTTATTCCAAGCACCGGTCATTTTATCCCAGATTGTAGTTGCCGCTCCTATTACAGCTGATTTGACTGGCCCCCACACATTACTCATAAACCATGAAGCAACTGTACTGAACACATTTTTAATTGTCGTCCATGCATTTACGATTTTAGACCATATTGCTGTTGCTACACCCACAACTGCTGATGAAACCGGCGTCCAGACATTGTCCATAAACCATGTTGATACAGTTCCCCAAGTATCCTGAATGGCTGACCAGGCATTTTGCGCACCCTCTGTAATGCTGTTCCATGTATCTTCTAGAGCGCCGGCATCAATTGCCTTACCTAAACTTTCACCGCCGAAAGTACCGGCAATTCCTCCTACAACACCGCCAATAGCAGTCCCGACTCCCGGCACAACGCTTCCAATAGCCGCTCCTGCAGCGGCTCCTGCTAAACCTCCGCCGGCTGAACCTACTTTTTCACCAGCATTATTCTTATTGATACCGGCTAAGTCAGTAAGGGACAGTATTTCGCCTAATCCCGGTATTCCTTTTGCAGCTCCTTTTAAGCCCTTTAGTCCGCCTTTTAAGCCTTTTGATTCACCCAATGTTTTCAGAAGGCCTGAAAAACCTTTGCCTGCTGCTCCTTTAGCAGATTTAGGTGTATTCACAGGATTTGTTTTATTCCCTTTTGTTGATGAACCGTTTCTATTTTTGACTTTTTTGCTTTTGCCTGTACTGATTCCGGCACAGCAGCAACCACAAGCCCCGCCCCATTTGCCGCCTGACTTTTTCGATTTTGAACCTGAAGATTTTTGGTTCATAGAAGGTTTTTTAGTGCGGTTTGAATTGTTAGAAGTTGAGTTCTTTGTATTGGCTTTTGAAGCTTTTTGTTTGCCTTTGCTTCCGCTGGATTTGCCGCCAAACAACCCGCCAATATCCAGATTCCCCAGCTTCTCAGCAATGCCTTTTATAATTTTTTCAAAAAACTCTCCCACTTTTTCAATAATTTTATCAGGGCTGAATTTCTCGAATTTCTTGGCGATTTTTGAAACAATGTTATCAACAAACTTTTCTGCTTTATTAGCGATTTTATCCGGGTTCAGGAAATTAAATTTCTCTGAAATTTTGTCAACAATATTTGTTACAAAGTCTTCCGCTTTAGTAATAATGGCGTCTGGACTGAATTTGCTGGCGACATCATCTGCTTTTTTCATAAAGGAATCTGTAAACTTGTCAAGCTCGTTTAAAATCGTTTCCGGGCTGAATTTACTTACGACATCGTCCACTTTTTTCATGAAGGAATCTGTAAACTTGTCAAGCTCGTTAAAGATTGTTTCCGGGCTGAATTTACTTACGATATCATCCACTTTTTTCATGAAGGAATCTGTAAACTTATCAAGCTGCTTAAAAATCGCTTCTGGACTGAATTTGCTTGCGATTTCATCCACTTTTTTCATAAAGGAATCTGTAAACTTGTCAAGCTGCTTAAAAATCGCTTCTGGACTGAATTTACTTGCGGTTGCATCCACTTTTTTCATAAAGGAATCTGTAAACTTGTCAAGCTGCTTAAAAATCGTTTCTGGACTGAATTTACTTGCGATTGCATCCACTTTACTCATGAACGATGTTGTGAATTTATCCAGCTGGGACAAAATCGTTTCTGGACTGAATTTCGTCGCAATTGCGTCCACTTTACTCATGAACGATGTTGTGAATTTATCCAGCTGCGACAAAATCGTTTCTGGACTGAATTTACTTGCGATTGCATCCACTTTACTCATGAACGATGTTGTGAATTTATCCAGCTGTGACAAAATCGTTTCTGGACTGAATTTCGTCGCAATTCCGTCCACTTTACTCATGAACGATGTTGTAAACTTATCCAACTGTGCCAGAATCGTTTCTGGACTGAACTTCGTTGCAATTGCGTCCACTTTATTCATGAACGATGTTGTAAATTTATCCAGCTGTGACAAAATCGTTTCTGGACTGAATTTCGTCGCAATTCCGTCCACTTTACTCATGAACGATGTTGTAAACTTATCCAACTGTGCCAGAATCGTTTCTGGACTGAACTTCGTTGCAATTGCGTCCACTTTACTCATGAACGATGTTGTGAACTTATCCAGCTGCGACAAAATTGTCTCTGGACTAAACTTTGTGGCGACTTCATCCACCTTATTCATGAACGATGTCGTAAATTTATCCAGCTCTGTTAAGATTGTTTCCGGGCTGAACTTTGTGGCGTTTTCATCCACCTTTTCCATGAAAGAAGCAGCAAATTTGTCCAGTGCTGTCAAAATCGTTTCTGGATCAAACATGCTCGCAATATCTCCTGTATTTCCTCCTGATGAAGGCGCTCCTTTCTCGGAGGGACCTGAGCTTCCCATGCTGTCAATTCTTTTCTGCAATGAATCCAGCTTATTTGACACCCTGTCATTAATAGCGAGCTCAAGTTTGTTGTCTTTTCCTGTTAAGGCATCAATACCAGCAGAAATACGACCGACTGTTTTCATGACGTGATCAATCACGCGTATCGTAACAGAGTAACCATTTTTAAGTGCAGTTTCCATATAGCGCTGTATTTTTTGCACAGCCGGCAACACTTGATCTTCTGCACTCAGCATAATCGTAAAGCCTTTAAAACCTGCCACGAGCTCTCTTAATCGTTCAAACTTTTCGGTTGCTTGGTCACTAGCATCTATTTTTATAGATACAGATGACGGCAATCTCTGCAATTGAACATTAACCTGCTGAATGACACTGCTGGCTTTATCCTCAGTTGAAATGGAGATCATTTGGGCGCCAAGCTTTTTCTTTAATGATTTTTGTATGCGATCAATTGTCCTTAATACAGTTTTGCTTTCTTTTCGAACATCAATAGCGCTTTTTCGCTGCACCATTTTTCTATACTTTTCAAGTGCTCTAAACCCATTCTGGATCTTTCTTAACTTTTTACTTACACGGTCTTCCATTTCAAACCTTGCTGTCAGCTTTGCCAATTACGATGCCCCTCCTTTCTTTGCTTGTTTTTCAAGGAGATCGAGCTTATATCCGATCATTCCATACAACAGCGCTTTATAGTTTCTGGGCGCTTCGTAGAGCGCCAATAAATCTGATGGGGAATAGTGAAGCTCGTGCATCGCATAGTAGAGATACACGGCTTCTTTATGCCCATCCTTGATTAGTTTTTTGCTTCTTCTTCCAGATCCTCTAATTCATCTTCAAATCCATTAATCTCAATCGCTTTGTTTAACCAGTTCGCATACTCGCCTCCAACTGAGAGCACGCGTTTCGCAACTTCTACCGGGTCAGCCGTTTTGTAAGCTTCTCGAAGCTCTTTTGAACGGAAGTCCGGATAAACGGTTGATTCAACTGCGATTCGGGCATAAAAGCGTTGGCTGTCTAAATCTTTTACACGGCCTCTGCCTTTGACATTTTTATACGTTGTTGTTTCTTTCTCCAATTCATCAATGCGCTCCGTCGTGATCGCTTTAAAAATAAATGGCACGATGTTCCCTTTTTTATCAACAAAACGCTTTGAGATTGGCACTTTGATTTCCTCAGCTTCAATTGTTTTTCCCGGCATAAAAAAGGAAAGATCATATACGTTTTCGTTCTTCTCGCTCATGTAAAAAACTCCCTTGTCTATTGTTTAGTTTGATCCTGTAAAAAAACAGACCTTTCTGAGAAAGGTCTGCGTATGCGCCTTTTATTAAAACGTGTCAGATAGCTTTTCAGGGACGTCGAAGTCTTCGAATGTAAATGGAACTTCTTCCTCTAACGCTTCTGAATCGACATCAAGGCTTGCGATTTTGGCAGAGTCAAAGTTGACGTCGTACAGCGTAACTCGCTCTGTGCCCCGGCCTGAGGATTGATCATCCAGCACAGCTTGGAGCGTGAAATAAGGGTCGCTGCCTTTTTTGACATAGTCCATCATCAATAGCACGAATTTTGATGTGACTTTGTAGAACGTTGCGGTCCCTGTTCCATTTGCCCCTGTTGTTTTATGGCCTGTCATGCGGCGGCCCATAATGTTGACTTCGGATTTGTTTTTCTCAACGTTTGCTTCAAATGTTTTGATGTGCGCCATTTCCTCACCATCGAGAAATAAGCGGCCTTCTTTTCCTGAGATTGTGTTTTGTGCTTTTAATGCCATATTAGTTTACCTCCACATTAAAGTAGAATTTTTCTGCTGCGTCGACAGGCTGTACAGCCAGGTCAATCAAGAAGCCGTCACGATCTTCATTCATTGAAATTGTGATATCTTCATCGGAATCAAAGCCAGTGATGCCGCCTGCGTCCTGAAGCGTTGTCATGTATTGTGTGATCATCGTTTTTACATACTGCAGTCCGTCTTCAGATGCCGGGATATCGCTTCCGCTGCCTTTTCTTGATTTAATTAAGGCTTTCAGCTCGCGTGTTAAATCATTATTCACAGCATCCAGGACACGAACGATTTTGTTCTTCGCAAATTTCTTGTTTTTCTCAGCTGTGAACGTCACGAGTGAGTTAATGTCCTTTTCTACGCTGACGGATTTATCACGGGCGTCGAATGTGAATAAAAATTCACCTTTACCCAGACGTTCAACAATCGTATCGTGGTCAAGGCGGTGTAACACATCAACTGCGCCTTCGTACTCTACAAATGTAAGTGATTGGTTAAAGGTTGCTCCTGCACTCGCTCCAGCTACCCAAGCTGTTGCTTTGTCGGGTGTAACTTCCGTGCCATCTTCAAGCAGCACACCCTCTGTTACGTTGATGATGCCTTCATAATCACCGGCATAATTGGCTGTGACGCCTTGCACTTTTTGTCCTTGGCCGTCGCGCAGGCGTTTAATGAAAGCAGCAAACGTCGCTTTCAACTGGTCACCTTCTGCAACAGGCAGCGCAATCACATCAAAGCTCTCCGTTTCAGCCGCGGCTAAGAAATCTGTATAGTCGGAGTTGACAGGGGCTTTATCCGTACCGCCAGATAAACGGATTCCCGCGGATGCATTCAGCGTCTCAGCTGCAGTGTCTCCTTCTGATCCAGTGAGAGGAATCGTTGAAGAAAGATCGCCTGTTCCGGTAAAAGTGACATAGCCGTTAGCTGTTAATTCTTCAGCCTTTTTGACAGTCTGTTTATCAACCTCTGATTCGTCCATATATGTTGTCACATCGAAAGAATTAGCATCCAGCACATTTTGATTGATGCGGATGATAATGTCATTTCCTTTTGTTCCGCCATATACTGCAGTTGCTTTGACGCCTTCAGCAATATCAGCAGACGCTCGGACACCTTCGGTTAGACGGTACATCAATACCGTTTTCGCATTTTTCTTCGCTTCACGCAGCAGCAATAAAGACGGGTCATCAATGCTGAGGCCCACTTTTTTGTTTAGGTCTTCAACGCTGGAAATGGAGACGAACGTTTTCGCTTCGCCCCAGCTTGATGCGACCGGAAGTGCGACTGTTCCCCGTTCACTGAGTGATACCCGCTCCTGTGCCGTCGTTTTAAAGTTAAAATAAATACCTGCACGTTCTTTTTCTTTGCCTGTTGTAAATGTTCCGCCATTCATGATGACATGACCTCCTTGGTTAGAAATGTTTGAATCAATTGGTTGGCTTCTGATTTCGTCATACGTGGTTGATCCACGCCAAATAAAGCCCCCTGAAGAATATCCGGCTTAACGCCGAACAGTTCCTTCGCGTGCTTAATCAAATCCGCTGTATCAAATAGAGCTTCCCGGCTCTTTGTATGTACAGCCTTCTTCTGTTGTTTGTCCTTTGACACCGTTTATTTCACCCCGCTGTTCATGTCGATATCCTGTAAGACAGGCTGTTCTGTTTTGTGATAATAATATCGGCTGCTCCACCTGATCACCATGGCCGCCTCGCCCCTGTCTCCTACCCTTGTCTCGATTTGGGAGATGCGAACCGTATCCCCCGTCTTCTCGCCGGATTCACTCAGCAGCGGAATCATATTTCTCGCTTCTCTGATGGCATCCGCGAGTCTGTCCGCTTCATCCAGCGCCTGAACGGAGTCCAGATGAAACAGTTTTACATTGAGACTGTAGGTTTTTTTAAATGTGGAGACCGTATCTGTTTCCTCGAAAACAGATGGTGGCGGGACATATAACGACGGCACCTGAAAGTGATCAGGAAGCTCGCGTTCATAAATGGGAACAGACCACCGGCTGTACAAAAACGCCATGATCGATCCTGTTTCACTGTTCATCCTGCTCCTCCTTTACAGCTTCTTCAGCCACTGGCGCAGTTTGCTTTCCAACGATTTTTCAAACAGCTGTTCATATAAAAGCAGTGCATGATCCCAGTAGCCCGTTCCCGGTATCCATTTTCTCTTGAGCGCCATTCCCGTTGAAGCCGCTGGATCATAAATAAACCGTGAGCCTTGAAAACGCCCCGGCACCCATCTCACATCTTGTTTTGACGTCCAATGGCCGTCATTAAGAAATGAGGCGTAATCAAGCTGTGTCCCCACCTCAAGCGAAAGCCCGCCGCTTTGCACAATCCAGAGATTGTCCTCTGCGCCTTTCTCAAAGGAACTGAGCAGTTTTTCTGTATCAATCGTTTGTGTGCTGATGAGTTCAGATTGGACGATCTCCAGAAAATCTTGCCCGCACTCCTCAAGCCACCGGGACGCCTGTCTGGAAAAACCGCCTGAAGCCGCTTCTTTTAATGCCGTGTTCAGCTGTTTCAATCCCGCTATTTTCATAGGCTTTCATCCCTGACTGCGACGACCTCCCAATGATGATGTCTGATCCTTTTCGGCAGCTTTAGTATATATTTATGATTCTCCCAAATGATTTTATCGTTCACGCGGATGTCCGCTGACAACGGAAAATGGACGAGAAAGCTATGATATACAGTTTGATCCGGCTCCTCCTGAATCAGCTGCTGTGTTTTTTCGGTAAAATAACAAGGGACATCTTGTTCATCGGGTGTATCCGGATATGAAATCACCGGCTGCAGCCTGTCTGCCGGAATCCCAAATCGGCCTGCAGACGGCGCTTGCGCTGCTTCATGATAAATGTCGCAGCGATGAATGAGCATCTGCCTGTAGCTCATAAAGACCTCACCTTCAGTCTGGAGGATTCAGGGGCGTAGCCCGGCGTGATAAACTCCTCGAGCAAATGATATACCTCTGGCCGCTGAATGCCGCCTTCTCCGGAAACCGTGTAGGAATAATCCCCCATTTTCTCAGACTGATAGCTTGATGAGGCAGATTCATCGCTGTTGACAAGCGCAAAATACTGGGCAAGCTTTACTAAAGCCAACTTCACCTTGCCGGGCAGCGGATCATACAAGCTGTCTTCAAAGCGGTGGCCCGTGATGAGAGCCGCTTCTGCTTCCGCCTCGATGATATCCTGCGCCAGCAGCTCTTCCGGCCTGTTTTTCACCCGATCATAGACCGAATAGGAGGCTACGTCAGTCGGTTCAATGAGCATGAGCTGACCACCTCGTTTCTATTATTCTTTTACGTTAATTAATTTTGCGCAGGCATCCTCTTCCTCGAACTTGCTGTCCAGCTTGGCCGTTAAGACAATAATGAATTTACGGGAGCGGATGTCTTTGTCGACTTCAATTCGGATATTGCGGGAGAAGCCGAGAATGATATTTTTCGGATGTGTGAGAATGATATCAGAAGCGTCATATTGCGCGTCTCCCTCACCGACTGTGTACGGCTGAATATTGGATACTCCTTTGACCGGTACGCCAAATGCTGTTGACAAGCCGCCCTGAACAGCCTGGTCCCCAAGGTTTGTCTGGCGGTCTGCCACGCGGTCCTTCCATTCAACTTCTAAGCCATGAGACGTATAGAATCTAAATTCCTGAGGGATGCGCAAATATTTTGGCGGAACTGCCTTTAAGCCTTTCTTGAATGTCGCTCTGGACAGTTCTTCACCGTTCATGTCAACGATATGGGAAACTGCCTGTTTGCGGATGCCGTCCAGCTGTGCCAGATACGGATCAGCTGATGCTGTATCGCCGTTAACGATCAGCTCTTCAATATCAACTGCTGCGCGCTCTGCTAAAATTTGCATGATTGTCTGCTGCAGGCCGTCTTTTTCAATATTGTTTTCAAGTGTGTCATACGTAATGTTGATTTCCGCAATGACTTCCTTCGTGTTCAGCTGGACAGTGCTTGTCGTTGGAACTGTCAGCTCGTCGTTTGACAGTGCTTTTCCTTCTTGCGCAGCCCGCAGAATACGCTGGCCGAAGCCGATTTTTTCAAATTTTTGCGAATCGTTTTCCATTTGAATCACGCGGGATTCACTGAAAATGGTCGGCGTGTTTTGCACCATGCGGATAAAAGCCGATGCTTGCGCAGGGTTCATAAGCCCGCCGCTTTTTAAAGCAGAAAGCGACATTTCCGCTTTCCGAATGATCTCTTGATTTCTCAATTGATTTCCTCCTCCTTGACTGGTTTTACAGCAGTCCGCTCCAGATTGATTTTTTGACTTGCTCTGTATTGCCGCCCGTATCGTCCGCTGTCTGCTTAGACGCGCCTCGCGCTTTTTCCAAAGCCTCGATGCGTTCGATCAGCGGGGCAAGCATGTCTTCAACGAGCTTTTTCAGACGCTCGTCATCACCCGTCTGCTCCGGCTTTTCCTCCGTGTCTGTGTTTTTTTCAATCCGCTCAAGCCGTTTGAGCAGAGGGTAAAGCGCATGCTCGAATGATTCTTTCATGTCTTCTTTTCTCATTTCTTCAGTCTCCTTCCCTGTTTTGTCAGCAAGCATTTGCTTGAATACACTAAAGAACCCTGCTTTTTCGACCGGTTCTTCTTCATACACATCTGCAGTGCCAGCCATGCTGTAGCCGGTGATAATTCCAGCCTTAATCTGTTCCCACACCTCGTCAGACGCTCTTGTCACGAGTACCCATGAGCCCTTTGTAATCCGCTTTGATCCGATCATAAAATCATCGGGCGCCACATAGGACTCGACCACGACGCCGGTTCCGCCCTCAAAGCTGTGATTGATATCAATCTCCCGTGCCTCCGCGAGAAAACCGTGCGCCGCTTTTTCAATTTCCTCGGCGGTCATAAAATCGCCGTGGGCATCAGGAACATCAGGCTCATACACGATTCCGTACACGAGCTTTTGTTCATCCTGCTCACTTTTTGTAAACAGCCGAACCTTTTTTTCAAATGACGGAGGTTCGGCTGACTTCGTAAAGAAAAATTCTGTCTGGTTAGCCGCCTTGTCCACATAACTGACAAAGCTGATTTTGGCATTTCTTAATTCTCGCGCCACCTGCTTGATTCACCTCCCTTCAGGACGTTTTGATATCTTCGATGCTTTCTTTCAACTCCTGCATGAGCGCAGCCAGGTTTGTCTTTTCCGCATCCTGTCCTGCAGGCCGTTTATAAATGTCCTCCGGCCACTCCTCAAGTGTTTTGCCAAGCACCCGTCCGGCAAGGTCGCGTAAATCATTCGGCGAGACTGCTCCGGCTGTAATAAAAGGACCGAGCACCTTCGCAATCTCAAGCGGATCACGAAAGTCCGGTCCTTTTAATGTCAGCCTGACGTCATGGATATTCAGCTCCGGCAAAAGCAGCGTGTTCAGTTTATTTACGAGCGTTTTTCGCTCCGGCTGAAAGACCTGCTCCTCCGTAATTTTTCTAGCGGTATCCGCTGTCGCCCGGTTGTATTCCTGGGCCTCGCCTGTATACAGCGGCGGGAGGCGGAAAGCAGAACGCAGCTTATTTCTGCTTTTTTCATCGTATTCAAGAAACAAGGCGTCGTTTTGGAGAATTTCCGCCAAGGATTTGATTTCCACGGAAACCGGCGTAATATCCTCGCCTCCGTGGAGATCCTTTTCTTTTGCGATTCCTTCCGCTTCGATCAGGAGAAATTTATGGGCGTTTTCCACGCCTTCAAGATCATTCATGTATTCCTGCAGTTCCCGGTAAGAAGCTTCAGACAGCATCCCGTTTTCCACTGTAATCGCAGCGGGGACGTGACGCCCCTGCTTAAAATACATAAAATTAAGTTCTTCTGCTTTTCGGGCTCCGTATAAATTGACAATATTGCCGATCCAGCGGGGTACACCGTATACGCCGCTTCCGATTTTGAGGTGAATGGCTTCATTTGCTTGATACTTCTCTGCCAATGTGTTTACATATTCACCTGTACGCATATCCATTTTTCGCGGATCGCCGTATTCTTTAAAAAATACTTTCTTTCCATTGATCATCTGCACATATTTTCGGAAGCGTTTTTGCCTTTTGATCCTTTTCATTTTCCCGTTTTCTTCATATATAAATGAGACCTCAACAGGCTCGCCAGCTCCGCATACACGCATATATTTCACATCTAAATATTCGATGCCGGCAGGTTTTCCCGCCCCGTCGCGAAGCACTTCCATAAATCCGTTGCCTGTTTTTTCTCTGTCTTCGATGGCATAGCCTAAAATCATTTCAGCTGATTCATCAAAGTGAAGACATTTATAAAAGGCTTCGAGTCTGGCCCAGTCTTTTTCCGCTCTTTTCTTTTTTGCCTGATCGACATCACTTGCGTTGACATCAAATGTGTACTCAACATCGAATCCAAAGCCTGTAATATTCACTCTGTACGCATCAATGCATTGCTGAAGAATGGTCGAGTATTCGGCAATGGTTTTGAGCTCGATGATATTGTAGGGCGGAGCGATAATGTCCTCTCCGTACAGCTCAGAAAAGTCATCTTCATAGATTTGCTTTGTCTGAGGAGCGGCGGCATTGGCTTTAAATACAGTTGCTCTGACTGTTTGATTGTGCATGATTTATGACCTCCTCCTTTCTCGGTTCGGCCGGATTCGTTTGTGTGCTGTCTCTTTCATATCAGCAACCTCATAATCATCAAGCGCATACCAAATGGCAGAAAGCGTATGCGGGTCAATTGTGAATTCATCCTCAATCAGAGCTCCGTTTTTATCTTTGGCATACGTAAGTGCCTTGAGCTCATAGATGACATTTTCACAGCGGTCCGAACAGAAGATTTTTTTGAACCGTTTTACCTTTTTGGTATATTGAAGCCTGGAGCCGGGAAACTTTCTGGCTCCAACCATCCGAAAGCCCTGCTGGCGGAAATATTGAATGCTTTTCGGCTCAGCCGAGTCGGCTTTGATCAATTCCTGTGTCTCAATAAACTCACGCAGCTCATCAGCCGTCCTGTCATCTGTCATTTTGTTTTGATAATACTCCCAATAAATGTAGAGGTATTTTTTCTCAGGATCTACAGCAAGCCGGACGACGGCATTATAGGATTCCTCGAATCCAAAATCCATGCCTGTACGAAAGATTGGCTTGCTGATGGCTGCGATACATTTTTTTACTTGATCATGCGGGAGTACCTCAAACTGCGGCAGCACCCTGATCCCGTTGACGCCGAATCGTCCTTTGCGGGCAATCCGGTACAGGTCGGGATCATACTCTTTGAGTCCGTCAAGCTGTTTCAGATAGCTTTCCGGGAGAAAAAGATTGTCGTTAGCGGTGGAATGATGGTAATACGTATCTCCCTTTACAATTGTCCGCTTTTCGTAAAGTTCGCTGTCATCCAGCACAAACCGTTTCTTGCGTTCATCCCGAAAAAAATGCCGGTACGTCCAATTGGAGGTGCCGACGGGATTGGTGGTGCAGATCATATGAAGCTTCAGCTCTGGGTGGCGAAGACGTCCGATTAACTCCTTGAACCCCTCATACTTCACCTCTGAGCACTCTTCAATCCATATTAATGAAATATTATGAACCGATTTTAATTTTGCCGGATTGTCCATTCCTTTGAACATGATCCGGCTGCCATTGTGAAATCGCAGCTGCAGCGGGGAAGAAAGAGATGCCACAGCCTTTGTGAGACCGAGCTCTTCGATCACCTCTTGAAACAAGGCGAAGGTCGAATCCCGATGGGTATCGAACACCTCCCGGATCACAAGGGCCGTCCGTTTTTCCTTCAGCAGCTTTAGCACGATTTTCAATGCGGTATGATAGCTTTTGGATGAGCCGTAGCCGCCGACGAGAAATTGGTACGTCTGCTCCCAATTGAACACGTAATCTTCGAAATGAGGGTTGATTTCTTTTACAATCATGACTTGCCCTCTTTTCGTTTGATCATAATTTCAATCGGCTCTTGGCTGTCATCTGTTTTCTCCGCTTTTTGTTTGGCAAGCTTCAACTTCTCATTTTCAATTTTTTGTTTAAATTGATCTGGAAACAAATCAAAATATAAGGATAGCTTCTCAAGCGCCTTCATTTTATCTGCAAGCTTGATGGCAATGCCTTCTTTCCCAAGCTTTGCTTCCGTTACAATGGTGCCATCAACGAGCCCGGAGTCTTTGACATCGACAAAGCTGATTTCCTTCATAATCGGATTATCATCTTCATCAAACAGCGGACCCGATTTCCCGACAGCCTGGACCTCTTTTTTTCCGAAGGTCACATAGTCCGTAATATCCGCAAACGCGATCTTGATATAAACCTGCAGCACATCCATCGCTTCAATAAACATCTCATTGACCATTTCTTTTTTAATGCGTCTAATTTCAGCAGCGACCTTTTCGTTTTTTAAGAGCCGGCTGCCCGTCACATGAGCGCTGTCCGGAGAATAGCCCGCTTTGATTGCTGACTGTGTGGCATTGAAGCTTTTGACGTAATACAGGCAAAACAGCCGCTGGCGTTCATTTAATTCATCGTTGTTTATAGGGCGCTGTTTTTGTTCGTTTTTGGACGCAGAAAACAGCGCCTCTTTCCATTTGTCTTGTTTTTTCCAGATGCCGATTGTTTTCGCGGAAACACCGATTGTGTCCGCAATCGCCCGATTTGTGATCTTTCCTTGATGTTGTTGATAGATTGCTAATGCTTGTTCGCGCTGTTGTGTTTTCATGCTACGGCATCACCGCCACCTCCAGCATGGTTGTTTATTCATAAAAGCGGCTGATCAGCCAGCCGCTTATGTGTCATGCTCTATTCACTTATAGGTGGCAAACGTATGACAAGCTTTCAGGCAAGTGATCGATTCATGTCTTCCTGCTGTCTTTGCATCTTTAAACTCGCCCGTTTAATCGTCGTTTGCACTGTCGATTTTTTCACGCCGAGAAGATCGGCGATCCGTTCATAAGAAAAACATTCTACCTTATGCAGCAAAAACATTTCCTTTTCTCTGTCCGTTAACAGGGCTAATGCTTCTCGAATTCTATCTCTGTCTTCTTCTGATACCTGTCCGTCCGGCTCAAACATCATAGCGCTGGAAAATGATTCGATGATTCTCGGGTCCTTGATCATCAGCCGCTGGTAAACATCACGCCGGTCAATCGCCCGTCTGATGCCGGGCTGCCTTCCTTTTTCAAGCCATTCTGTTACATATTCAAGATCAGTAATCATATTTCTGATGATTTTTTTATCCTTCAGCTCTTCAGCTGAGAGCACGGATTCATCTGCCTCAGCGAGCGGTTTATATTGTATTCTTGTTTGTTTGAGCGTGCGTTTATATTCAAATAGTAAGTCTTGCATTCTATGATCCTCCTCATTTTTGGCAAATAAAAAACGGACACCAATCAACGCACAAATGCTGTGCAGTTGATCAGTGTCCGCAGGCTTTCCGTCTTGGACGTATTCTGTTTTCGCTTTAATTTAATTTGTAGCCGATTTCAAATTCCACACGAGCAAGATCGCCCTTTCTTGTTTCGACGAGCGTTTTTCCATGCTCTGGCGCTTCTGTGATCCATGCTTCTTGCTTGATGCCGTCCACAATAATGACACGGATTTTCCCGTCCTCCAGCTGGCTCTTAAGCGTGACGGAATCGATATGCAGCAGTTTTTTCGGATGAATCATGTTTTATTTCCTCCCCTTTTCGGTGCAGCGCTTGCTTCAGCTTTTTCTAATAGCTGAATGATACGCTCCTTTGAATGAATAGAATTCCCTTTCAGAAAATCAAGTGCTGCTTTAGACGCTTCCAGCAATTCAGGCGCAGCGGCCATCAAAGAGGCATTGCTTTTTTGCGAATAAGAGCTGAGGTCAAATACAGCTGCAATCAGCCGCCCGTTTGAGTACGGAAATCTTTCTTTTTCTTCTTCACTGTAAGCTGAATAAATATAGATCGGTTTCGTATCCCCGCACGGGACAGCACGCCACGGCGCAGGGCTTTTCTCTGCCTGTTTTGTCTTTGCCAACACTTTCACTTCCCGTCGTCCTTATACCATTGTTCAATGTTTTTTTCTGTTCGCTTTGCCCGAAACAGCAAAGCGATTAGAGCAGTCAGCTGTTTAATCATAGATATTCAGCCTCGCTTTTCCCGCTGTCAGCATTTGCTCCAGCTTTTGAATGACAGGCGTTAAGTCAGTGCCGGACCGGCAGTTCGGACATGGATGAAAAACAACTCCAATACCGGTATGTTCCACAATGACTTTCTTTGTTTGACAAAGCTTACACATTATCTGACGCCCTCCAATCTATGGTTAAGCTCGTAGGCTGCTCCTTTGATAATCACTAAATAGTCACTGCACATCTCATAGATTCTCGTGCCGAGCGCTTCATCGACCCGTACAAGTCCTTCAATTGTCAGCTCGCTCGAAAGCAAAATCGGTTTATGATTTAAGTAGCGATAGTTGAGTACCGAATACATTTGCTCTAATTGCCAATCTGTAGCGCGGGGTTTGCCGTTAACCGGTTTAAACAGATCATCAATGAACAGCACATCCGCCTGCTTCATCCGGTTCAGCTTCGCTTCTAATAGGGCAAAATCATTTTTCAGATCAGTAAAGCCTTCCACGAACGGAAAATAAATGACAGGCACATAGCATGTTCTCATTAATTCGTTGGCTGCGGCGGTCAAAAGGTGTGTTTTCCCTGATCCGGGCTGTCCTAAAAGGGCAATGCTGTTTTTTCGGCAATCCTTGATTTGTTCATAATCGGCAACATACTCTTTTGTACACTCAAATGCGTCTTTTATGGCCTGCGGCTTTCCCTCCGTGCGGAATTCCTTGAAGCCGAGCTGTCTGAAAGCGTGGGTAATCTCACTTGCACCCAGCAGCCGCTTCACTTTTCGTTCTGCCATGCAGCTGCACATCGTCCAGACTTCCAGGCCATTCTGCCTGACGAGATAACCTCCCTGATCCTTGCAGCGCAGGCAATCATACCTGCTTGCGTCTGATTCGGCCGGTTTGTCCGCCAGTAATGGACGTCTCCCTCTTCTCAGCTCGTCCAAAATCTGTTCGATTGTTCGTTTTGTCATGTTTTTTCATCCTCTCATGCTGAATTGCGGCATTCTTTTTGGCTTGCTGCGCGAAAAATCGATCTTCAATGAATTTCGAGCAGTAGCGAAAAGCCTTGATTGTTTCAGAAGCGGCGGTCCGCCGGTTTTCAAAAGCCTGAAAGCATTCTTCAAGCCATTTGATTGTTTGCGTGACAGGAACGCCGATGGCAACAATGCGGGCGATGGCTTGATAATCTCTTGAGGAAGGATACACGGTGCGTCCTTCTTGAGCCGACCGTAATTGTGTAAACCGCTTCGCAATGTGATCCACTGCATCATCAGCAGCAGTATATTTGTTTGTTTTATCTATATCTGTACGGTCGTTTGTGTCCGGTGTCTGCGGCGAAAATGGCCGTTCTTTTAGACTCCCGTGTACAGTATTGTCCGATCTGAAGCTGAATTTTTTTGAATGCTTGACCGAAATCATCAGTCCGTATGGCGCACGGACGGCCTTTATGTAATCATGGTTTTCGAGAAGCTCCAGCCATCTTCTGACGGTTTTTTCACTTACGCCGAAGACTGCCGCCATTTCTCTCGCTTTTAACGGCTTATGGCCGAGTACGATGCCCCAGCTTACGCCGTCTTTTTCGATTTCTTTTGTTGTTGAGCTGATAAACCAGAGAAACAGCCATAACGCCGGGCCAATTTTGTCATAATGTTCTGAATTCAACAACCCTGAATACGTCGGAAAAGGATAGCTTTTATCGTTTTTCATTGTACGCCGCTTCTCCTTTTAACATCATGTATGCTTGAAACTGTTCCTGCGTTTCAAAGTGAAACACCGGAAGGCCGCATGCGGTAAACGAAATGGTGCCGCCGGATTGTCCGAGATGGCGCTGATCTATGGGATTTTCACTAAAAACGATTTGGATCGGATACATGTGATCACTCTCCTGATCTTTTTTGATACATTTTGTATCGGATGTTACCAAGTATAAACGATACATTCTGTATCATCAAGTTATTTTTGATACTTTTTTTATCATAACTTTATTTTGATACATTTTGTATCTATAATCATAAGTAACGTAGGGAGTTTAAAAAAGAGAGGTCATAGTATGATAGGCGGCAGATTGAAGAGTCTCAGAGGGAAAAGGACACAGGAAGAAATCGCATCACACATCGGTGTGTCACGGGCACGATATTCCCACTATGAAAACGGGCGAAGCGAACCCGATTACGACACACTCCAAAAGCTGGCTGATTACTTTCAAGTAACGACTGATTACTTATTAACGGGGAAAGACAAAAAATCCGATGACGATATGTTCTCAGATCCGGACCTGCAGCTTGCATACCGCGATATGCAGGATTTTTCCCCAGAAAGCAAACAGCAGGCCATCGAATTTATCAACTATTTAAAAGAAAAAGAGAAAAACCGCAAACCGAAAAATAAATAAATCGTTCTCTGTTCTCTAAAACATATAAAAAGTAGACCGATATAAAGAAAAAAGTGTTTATTTTTTAAAGAAAAGGGAAAGATTTCTACACTACCTTCCAGTCCTATACGGGCTTTTCTTTCTCGCTAAAAACAGAACAAACGTTCGAAAGGGAGTATTCAATTGGGCGATTACTTATCACATCTGGAGGAATACGTTAAAAATTTATACGGCCGGCTGGGCATCACATCCCCTCATCACATTGACATGCTGAAAATCGCAAAGGATCTGGATATTTGGGTGCATTTTGAGGATATGGGGAGCATGATGGTGAAATACGACGGCATGTACAGTATCGTATTGAACCAAAAAAAGTCACGGGAAGAGCAATGGGAGGATTTTGGCCATGAGCTGTGCCACGTGTTAAAGCATGCAGGCAATCATTTTCAGATGAACAAGCTCTTCAGAGAGCTTCAGGAATTCCAGGCAAATCAATTTATGTACCACTTCTGTGTGCCAACCTTTATGCTGTTGCAGATGGAACTGCCGCAATGGAGAAGCCAGGCACTCGCCACAATTGCGGCGGTATTCCGGGTAACAAAGGAATTTGCTGATAAAAGGCTTGACATGTTTGAACGGCGTAAAGCAGGTATTCAATTTCAGAAGCGGCTCGCTTATTTATTATCTCACAAGCGGCCAAATGCGTACGAGGAAGGCGATCAGCAGCACTTGCAGGTCGCTGAGGAAAAAGCGTTATATCATATTGGTAAAAACATCTGATCAAATACGGGCTGAGGATATATTCCTCAGCCCAGAAGAGAACCTAACATTTCGACATTGGGGGAACTGTATTATGCAGCCACATGGGCGCCGGTTTAAGATGAGGCGCAGATGCGAACGCAATCGGAGCCGGGATATACCTGAATTCACCCCGGCCGTCAAAGGCTTCCCCATGTGCCCATCTTCCTTGTGAGCTTTCATCTCCCCTGGAAAAGTTAAACAGGTCATAGGAGACTTCCTGCTTTTCGAGCTCACGCGGAAACGTCGTCGGGACGACAATATCCCGTTCTCTTTCCTCCAGCTCTTTAATGGCCGCGTACCACATATTTTGATGATAGGTATCCCTTGCAATCAAAAATGACAGCATATCTCTTACCCCTGGATCATCGGTCATGGCATAAAGCCGTGTCACCTGAAGGCGTCCTTGGGCCTCCGCATTTAAGTTAGCGCGAAAATCGGCCAGCAGGTTTCCGCTTGAGATAATGTATTTTGCATTCCACGGATAGCCCTCACTATCTGATGCCATCGCCCCCAATCCGGACACAATCGCGTGCTGAGGGTTCATCCCTGACATGACTGCTGCAATAGCGGGATTGCTTTTATAAGCATCCTCCTGTACATCCGCGGGTGCATTGTCCAGAAGCCTGGAAATCATCGTTGCCAGCATTTCTACGTGCCCAATCTCTTCGGTCCCCACATCATATAACAAATCTTTATACTTAGCATCCGCCCTGCAGTTAAACCCTTGAAACAAATACTGCATCATGACGCTAATTTCACCGAATTGGCCGCCGAGCACCTCTTGAAGTTTTTTCGCATAAACCGGATCGGGATGAGCTGGCTTTGCTTGATATTGAAGCTCTTTTATATGATAAAACAT